GCGTCGTCGATCAGCGTGACGGCCTTTTGCGTAAAATCCTTAGCGCTAATCTTTTTGGTTTCGCTTGCGCTTAAGTCGGCAACTGCCAGCGGATCGGCGGCGGTCAAGTCAGCCGAAGCTAGTGCTCCTAGTCCTGTAATCCGAAGATCAGCCATTTTGTTGCTCCAGCAGCAATGCGCCGCTGCCATCCTCTAGATTCAGTTTACTGCCGCCTTCTTGCAGCAAATAAGGTGGGGGATCAGTAATTACACGTAATCTAATTTCGCCAGTAGTAACAAAATTAAAAGTTGAGCTGACAATCTGCCCTGGGTCAAACGCAATACTAGCTTGCGTTACGATTCCATCAATATCAAACCAAATTTCGTCATCACTTGCACTTGCCCCTTGGCCTTTGCCTCTTGTTAATAAGAACAGCTTTGCTTTAAATTCAGCGCCAAATTTTTGCCGTAAAATTAAAGCGTGCATATAAGATGCAAGCTCAACATAGCCCTCAGCGCCAGGATATGAAGAAGTTTGGCTGTAACGATAATCAAAAATACATGACATTTGGCCACTGCCAGTTATCATGGTTCCATAATGCTGGCGAAATTCATCCCCCAAGCCGCTTACGTCTACAGTTTCCCTGTCAGTTGAAATTTCATACCTCTCAAGATTTCCGATTACCCTTGGGATATTATTGACGACACTACAGGCAATAGGTATATTTCGACTAATTGTAGAAAGGCTGGTCAACCCGCTAGCTTCCCCGGCAACCGCATGATCAAAGGTGTCATACAACCTAATACTGCCAAGGTCATCGACATTGACAAACCAATTGCCATCGGTATGGCGAATGCCATCAGCCCAGCCGGAAGTAGCAACAAAATCTAAGTTGGTTCCATCTGTAGTCTTAAATGTTACGTAATCACCAGTTAGCAATGAGCCAACTGGAAACTCAAAACTAAACCTTGACTTAGATGCCGCTAAATCCGATGGGTTAACAATAGCTGTTAAGGCATCTGCAATACCAACCCTTGTTAGCTCAATTAAGCCAGCAGTGCCAAGGTAAATTGACATTACAAGCTCACCCCAGTCAGTACACCAGTAAATTGAAATTGAATTGATGCTTGCATTACCTCGCCCACAGCGCAGCTAAGCTCTCCACTGGTAATAATTGCACTACCTTGAATATACTTGCTGCCCCAAGCAAACTTTAAAGTTACGCCGGATTCACTAATAGCACTAATGCCAATTATGCGCTCTAGCAACGGCTTAGGCGCATCGTCATAATAAAAAATGGTGGCTGACCCAGTAGCCTGCCGTAACCCTGGCACGTATGAACGCTCGGAATCAGAAATCGCTGTAGTTTCTAAAGTGTCAACACTGCTGGAGAAACTCCAGTTACTGACCTTGGCAACGCTGCTGCCGTTATAGGTCAAGCTGCCATCCTTGCCGCTGTAATACGTCATGAGTCAAGTACCCCGATTAATTTCACAGATACCGACATACGGCCTGGCTTAATGCTATTGAACTGTGGCGGCTCGGCATATTTGTACCGCATTCCAAAAGGAGTAGCACTAAAGCGGTTGTTAGTGCTGCCATCGCTGGTGCCAGCATGAAAAGTAGAATTACCAGACTTAGCACCTTCAAGCACGCCAAAAAAATAAATGGTGCCCTTGCAAGCTAAATAATGATCGTATATAGCAGCGGCAATTGTCTCAGTAGTGTTATTATATGAAAGTTCTAGAGTTTGGCCATTGCGGCGGCTGCCATATTGAACAACAGATTGAATGCCAGATTGTGATGTAAACGTTTTGCTTGGAAAATCACCAGGGACCAATGACCTACTGCTAGGTACATAGCTTGGGAAGTCTGGCCCCTGAGGCGAACTCATGATTGCACCTCAATCAAAAACTTACTGTCATCCAAGTCTAAGTAAGATATTGCTCCGCTTGCCGTTGTACCAACATGACTAGCGCCAATATCAAGCAATCCATCTTCATATGCAATTGACTCGACCTTATAGATACGTGGATATTGATCGCCAGCATCGTAAACAGTAAATACTGCACCCTTGAATTTTGGATCAGTAACCGTACCAGCGCTGTCTACAGTCATTGATGCTGATTCAACTGATGCCATACCGGATCGCCACCAATAAACCGTTAAAGTCTGGCCATCAACGCTGGTTGTAGTAACGACTTTGCCTGAGTCAAGTACATAGCCATTCTGAAATGACGCAACGTGCCTAGCAGCACTAGATAATTTAAAATATGCGCCAGGCTCAAGCGAAACCGTCTCAGGCAACGTCTTGAATTGAATGGTATGGGTCGTGTTAGCCCGAACTTGAATCAGTAGCTTGGCATAGGTTTTAGCGTGTTCGACGTTAGTACAGAAGCCAGTGAAATCAACAGCCTCTGTTGGTGCAGTTTCGCTAGAAGTAAGCAGCCGAACTAACACGTTTTTAGTTTCAGAGAATCCATTTTCAATTTCCTGCCTGTATGTCACCACCACTTGTGGCGCCAGTCGCTGTTCGGTTGAATACCAGTTCACCTGCAGGCTGTCTTCAATGATGTTGCCATCAGTAAACAATGCGCTGATCGTTGGCTTTCGTCCATAATCAATGCCGTACCCGTTACTGGCGCTGGAATCAATTGGATAAGTTGGAGCCAGCGAAATCTTGCCGCCTTTAATCACAAAATCTAGCATGAAGTATGGCGCATGTTGATAAGCCCATTCGCGCACGTTGGTTTGAGTTAAAATTACGCCATCAAAGAACCAACCATTAGCCTGACAAGCTTTTGCGGCAGCGCGGAAACCATCCCAGTCGATCATGGCCTCCGGCACCAATGCGCCAGAGCCGTAGACAGTGGAGCGCAAAAGGTTACGCAAAATCTCAGGAAACAGGTGGCTGGCACCTGTAACTCTTAGATCCGTTGGCGAGTTAACGCTATTGCCGCTGCTATCTACCATCAAAGGGATAACCCGCCCAGATTTAGCGTAATAACTAAAGTTACTAAAACTGCTCCAGTCCTTACCGCTGCGCAGTTGCATCCCAGCAATTGCAAGGCTGTTGTAAATAGGCGCAGTTGAATTTCTGCGTTGTTCATTTACATATACAATCTGGTGCTCTGGACTATCTTGATGACTGCCTTCCTCCTCGCTAAATAAATACACATCAGACACAGCATCCCAGATGTTGACTGGTGTTCCAACTGCCGCTGATCCTGGAGTGCTTTCTAAGCCAGTAATCATAATTGCCGGTAGGCTTGTGCCATTTACTGTGAACGTTTTGCGGTAACCATAGTTACTGCCTTTGCTTTGAACAAATAATTTAACGATTGTTGTTTCAGTTGTATTAGCTCTTATACCAACACGGGTAGGAGAGCCAGACCAGCCGGGGGGTATGTCAACATAAAATTCCTCACCATTGTATATTCCACCATCGAAACCATCTGGTTGAATTGTTTCGTTTACTTGAAACTCGCTGATCCAGCCGTAGGTGTAACCTGAGTATCCGGCTGTAATCATATCGGCGTTATATATTGGATCATCTACGGCTACGCTATAAAGCATTATATTTATGGTTATATTGCGTCCGCTTGAACTACGTAAACTTAAATCGCGTGTGGTCCTTTGCCCTGCGCTGCTGGGAAGTTCAACACCTAACACGCCCATGTGCAGCCAACGCTGGCGCCACCCTGTAGTAATTGACGTAACAGAAAATGAATTTATTATATTTTCATGCGCGATTCTTACCGTTAAACCTGAACCGTCACCGCCGCTAGTGCCATATACACCTGGAGCTGGCGGGTTAGTTGTAATTAATGAATCAGGAGCAAAAGCAGTAACTGCATTATTGGTTGGCTCAATCGGGCCAGATACGCCGCCCCAGTACATGACTTTATTGGTGCCTGCGTAGGCATCAATTGCGGCGCCTGGATTGCCTACATAGCTAATATTTACACCACCATCCTTAGATGCAAATGATTGCAAGCTTCCGCTGCTTGCATCTAATATGTAAGCATATTGGTGAAGTCTGATAAATGCACCGCCTGATACGGGCACAAATCGTACTTCATAAATATCTGCTCCAGCGTAAAAAGCTAATCGGATAAAATTGTATTGGCCAACTGGATTAGTGCCTTTTACGCCAAACGGCCGATCAGTTATACGCTGCCATGAAGAATCTCCAGAAGATTTGCGATATTCAACATGAAAGAAGGAATAACGGAATCCATAGTCCGTATATGTACCATATGTAACATTGCCACCGCCAGCTTCGATTTGCTCTGCAGTCGCTTCAGATTGAATGCTAGAGAAATTTACAAGGCCATTAAAACGCTTGTAAACTGTCGATTTAATGCCAATCTCAACTTGGTCAACGGCTCTTGTAGTAGTGACACTACCAATGGCAAGCTTGGATATTGTTGGGTATGCCGTGCTGGAGCCTAGTATTGTTCTAAATATGCCTGGATGAACAATCTTGCCTATGCCAAGCGCCAATATTAACCCGCGTGATGTAATTTTGAAGCGATATGATTTATGAAATGTACCATCGTAGGGCGAATTAGTGCTAGTGCTTATGCAAACGCCTTGGGCCGAGCCGATTGAATATGTCTCGCCAACAGTAAAAGCATTATCAGCCTGCTCACCTATGGTTTTGCGTTTATTAAGAATATCAGCAGAACCATGCTCTGCAAAGTTGGTTTCATTTTGATCAGCGTATATTGTATATTCAATTTCGTT